CCTTGTCCGTATCTGATTTTATGTAGTCCACAATGGAAGTCAGCGTTTCGGTTTTAAGAGGGCTTGCCGTAATCTCACGCGGCAAAGCGGTCATTGTTTTGTCAACATATTTCCTGCCCTGATAGTCAATCTCGTTCGGAGCCTCCGACTCTTGAATCTTATTGATAAAGTCTCTTGTCATGTCCATAATTGATTATTCCTCCATTAATTAAGCGTTTTTGACGAGTTTCAAAACCGTGGGTTGTTCCTGCTCGTCACCATTTATTGTCTGCTGTCCCGGAACCTGTGGAACCATTTCAACCGCTGTGACTTCGCCGTTTGAATCACCTGTGATGTACAAGGATGTTGATACCGGGTTTGTCGGTTCCAATTTGGATTTTGCGGTTGCTTTCACCTGAATTGTCCTGCGCTCGTCGTCGGGTAACAGTTCCAGTGTAAGTGTGAGTGTCCGTTTCTTTGCGGCTTTAGTGTTGACATCAAGAATATTGTCGATCACCTTTGCCATTTCGTAATCAGTGCGCTCCTGAATGGCACCCCGCGCCATATTGAGGATAGATTGCCTGTCAAGCTGTTCTGCCATGTCTAATTCCTTTCATTTATAAGTCAACGCCTATGGACTGATTATTTCAGCCCTTTTAACACTTCTTTGAAGGATTCCAACTGATCTTGCTTTACCTCATTCAAGGTGCTAACCTCGAACGCCGCAAGCCCCTTCGTTACAGCTTCACCGCCGAATTCCTTTAGAAGCGCTTCCTGCTGTTCTCCGGAAAGAGAGGGAAAATCTTCACCGTCTGGATTGTCGATGTACTCCACGGTTTCCTCTCCGGTTTCAAAATCGGTTGTAATAACGGCCTGATCGTACTGTGCTGCCGTCTGATACTCGATTGACATCGTTCCCCACTTGCTAATAAGGCTCTTCAAAACGGTCTTACACGCCATTTCGTCGCGGTTGCTTATCCACGGGCTTGACTTGTTTCCTGATTTTGCAGTGCTTTGACTTGCTCCGTGAGATTTTTCATAACGGTATCCCTGGCTGTATCTCTCAGCGTGTTTCTCAACCTTTTCTACCGTCCAGTAAATCCGCTTTTTGAATCCGCCGGCAATCTCGAAATAAGCCATGTACCCGATAATCGGCTTCCCCTCGCGCTCGTCCTCGTCCAGCCATTCGATAACGGGGTCGCCTGATTCATCACGTCCCTTAAACTCCCCCTTGCGAACTTCCATAGCGTTAAGGTGCTTGTATTGACCTGTTCTAAGAGCCAAATCCACAACGCCTTTATAACCAAGTTGGAACTGTGCTACATAACCGTCACGGCCTTTGTAGGGCACGGCATACGCTTTTCCGAGCGAAGCATCAAACGGAAGTCCCATTCCGGTTGCTTTCAGGGCGCAGGATAAAAGACTATTGCGGTCGCACTCTTTAAGTTGCTGAGAAGATGTTGCAAGTTGCGTTAGGGATGTAATGAACGCCCCCGAACGCGTGCCCAACATAGTTTGTATGTATCCGTTAATGCTGGGTTGTGCAAGAAATTTGCTCATTGGTACTAATTGTGCAGACATAATTGTCCTCCTACTTTAATATTTCAAATATGAATCCATGTGTGCTTTTTCTTCGGTGGTTCAAAACATCGGAAATCTCATGTGATGTACAGCCTATTTCTTTAGCGGCCATCTTCACGCTTCCGAATCCCCACGAATAATGACCTAATTGACTAATCGCCAATACAGGCTTATTCCCGTTTCTGTTTCCGACCATTGCAATTTTATTCCCGGCACCGATCTTAGCCTTATGAATTTCGCTCATATCAAATTGCTGTTTTGCGCACTTCCGAAGGTGCTCTTTCTGCGCATCGGTCAAATGGTATCCGGGCCTGTGCCCCGTTAGATTGTGAGAAATAATGAACCGCCTACGTTCTTCGCTTAACGATTCCCAATATTCCTTACCTTTTTGAGATAATTCAGCTTTGACTTTTGGCGACAAGTGGTGGCCTTTATTTCCGGTTCCTCCGTCGTTCATGTTGTAAATAGGGTTGAGCGTCTTTATGTAAAACATTTCCCTCTCGTTAAGCAATTCTTCTGTACATTCTTCCAAAACAGAAAACTCAAAGTTTTCATTCCCATATTTCTTTAATGCTCTTGCGAGAACCGTTCCGCGACTTTTCTTCGATGGAGTTTTATGGTCTGCCCACCGCTTTTTAATATCAACGCTCTGCCCAACATATTGATGCCCGTTGATTTTATTCGTGATAAGGTAAATTCCAACCATTCGTTATACTTCCTTTGAACTTATCTCACCGACAATATTTTTTCTTGCTCGAATACGATTCCCGGAATCACCAGCCCCGGATTCAGCTTGTGCAAAGTCAAAATCGCTTTTTCGTCCACGGTTCTAATGCAAAACCCATTGAGATACGCTGGCACTTTCGCATCGTCCACAATCTTGACAACGGTCTTAGAGCGAGTCGAAACACCCTTTACGGCAGGCTTCACAACTTCAACTTTGGTCTGAATCTGCCAGACCAAACCCGCTTGCACCATAGCCATCTCAGCCGCCATAACGTCGCCCTGTTCCTCTGCCTGTGCCGCTTGTTCAAGAAGTTTGTCTGCTTCGGCCCGTTGCGCTTTTCTTGCTTCTTCCTCGGCGGCGCGGCGCTCGGCTTCGATCTTCTGCGAGTATGTAAGCATCTTGCCTTTCATAACCCGTTCCGCAGAATCGCAAACTGAAACCATCTGTTGCCGTTTTGCTGTCAATGCTCTGTGTGCTTCAAAGGCTTTCTGAATCGGCTCCTGCCAATAATCCTCAACCTGCTTTTTTGCGGCCTTTACCCGTTTGAGGAATCCCGCCGCTTCCTCATAATCTGTGGCTGAGGAAATCGTATAAGCCTGCGCCTGCTGTTCAAGGGTGGCGGCTTGCTCTTTTACCTGAATTTCATTCATTCGTATTCGCTCGCTTTCTTAACCCACTTGCCGCTAACATTCTGCATGGTGTATTCGGATAAGTCGGTTTTATAAATCGGCGTTGCGGTGATTTCGTCTGCGGTTACGGCAACATCAATCCTTACGGCCTCCGGGTACATGCAGACGAGCAATTCATGAATCCCATGCAAACTTTCTTCAATGGTGCGGTAACAATTTTCCATGCTCATTCCTCTTTCTCGTCCAGATATGTAGCCAAAAGATCACTAATATGCAGCATCACCGCAAGCGGGAACTTGCTGTATGCGTCCGATGTGCTCCGCTCTTTCTCAAACTCGCCCATGTGGAATCGGATTGCAACCGACTTTTCGCCATGCCCGTAAGGAAACTTTTCTTCAATGGAGTAATATGACTGCTTCTCCCACTGTCCGGTCTGCTCGTTCTTCACATTGCGGGTGGTTGCCTTGTAGAAATTGGCCTTGCAAACGTCGTGGAGCAAGCCACAAATTGCCAGCGTTTCGATCGGATAAGGAGATTTTTCGTACATGTCGTACTCACGAGCGATCAGCCTGCGGATTCGATTAAATACGTTTAGTGAATGTTCGCAAAGCCCTCCCTCATGACAGGAATGGTATTTCGTGCTTGCCGGGGCCGTGAAGAAGTCTGTTGATTCCAACCATTTCAGAAGGTCGGCGGCTCCCTCGCGGTGAACGTTGTCGGTGTAAATCTGGATGAATTCGTCTTTTGCGCTCATTCGCCCACCCGGATTTTCACGTTCTCTCCGTACTTCTCCGTCAAGGCTTTCTCGGCTTCCGCTACTGTGATTTCTTTTACGGGCGGTTCATTGCCAATTCCTGCGGCGCGGTCAAAAATGAGTTCTGCTAATTCATAACGCGATTCTTTCAAATCGCACTCACGCTCCGGCCTAAATACTTTCATAACATCCAAATGGGAATTCTTCGCTATATTGAAAAGGTTTTCGTCATAACGGAAAAATTGGTTCCAGTAGTCTTTCCCAATGAAATGCTTTCTTCCGTTAAACTCCACAACTCTTGTCAGTGTGCCGTCACGCAGAACGCACCAGTCGTTTTCCCTCAATCCGTCTTTCGTAAACATCTTGCGTTCCTCCACTTTCTCGAATTTGTACCAACTGCTTAGAAATTTAATCACTCCATCGTTGTCGCCCCAACCAGAATAGGTATACCCGATGTCGTTCGTGATGCTTCCGTCACTTACCTTGTACACCTTTCCAACCGTGAAAAGGCGTTCGCCACCTTTATATCCAACGCATCTAAACTTTGAATTTTGCAATTTCAGTCCTCCTTAAAATTATTGATCTGCATACAGGCCAGAAACACCGAAAAGTTTTCTTTGATATCGTGCAAAATGTACCTTCCGTCGTTAAAGGTCTGTAGCACTTTCGTAGCTGCTATTTTAAGCGTTGGGAAGTAACTTTCAAGTCCGTTGCGATAAGCGGCAAGTTGGACTCCCCAAAGCCCTAAATGTGCCTGTGCCGTAGTTTTTAAATCCACCAGCACAATTCCGGTCGGCGTATCAAACAAGAGGTCGCATGTTCCAGCGTATAAAAGAGCTTTGTGATAAAACCGGTATTCTGAATGTAGCGGTTTCCAATTTGGATGATCTTCAAGGAATTTCAAGAATCCATCAAAGTGCCCCGAACAATCCTCGTCTACATTTCGGAATCCGTATTTCAAATACTGCTCCGCCGCCCTGTGCAACCTGGTTCCCCTGTCAGCGGCGTTGTCCATTGTAAACGAAGAAATATCGCCGTAAACCTTTCGCTCCAACGGTTCCATTATCTGTGTCACGCTCGGCAGAATGATATCCGCTAACCCTTCGCGGCGCAAAGTGTAAGTATGGGTTTCTTCCTCGAAAAGCAACTGCGGCTCAGTCATGGGATAGCGCCTTTTCTGCTTCTGCGCGGGAAAGAAATGCACCCTGATTTAATGCTACCCACGCGCCATTGCAAAGCAAAAGCAGTTCTTTGTTTCTTCCGATCATAAACCCGTGGCAAGCGCATTCCTCAATATCTTTTGCCGTGTCGTATTCCAAATCGCAGCAATAGACTTTATTTCCCATCTTGCATGGCAATTTAATCAGCAAGCCTTGTTCCTCGGCATCTTCATAATCGGCAAGCTTGCTTTTAATGTCCCATCGATAAACCTTGTCATGATATTCAATGCCGTATGGCGTTCTGTAAGTCAGCCGTTTCATTTCAGACACACCCTGTCACCATCCTTTTCAAGAATACCCATGTCTAAGCCCCATTGTGTGAGCCGGTCAAATCCTGCTGTGTTGTCACCACCTGTGGTCTGGTATTTCTCCAACTCATGATTGACTTCTTCCAGACCTTCGTAAAGCTTGCTCAATCGTCCGATTCCAAACCCGTATTCGTGGTTGAGAACCCAACACATCATGAGGAAGAATTTGAACAGTTCTTCGGACGATTCCTGCTGTTTGCGCCGTGCTGCTGCGTTACATTTCATTTAATTGGCCCTCCGTGATGGATATTGGAATTCATGGGCGGCATTCCCCTACAGATAAGCCTTTCCCTGTACTCCACATCGTCGTTATCGTCTTTTCCGTCGTCGATCTCCGCGACCGCTTCAAAGTCCCGCATACAACTTGCACAATAGTTTTCGTTGGTGTCGGGGATATGGAAATATGTATCGCCCTCGCAAATGTCTTCGCCGCAAGCAGTACATTCGGTTACTTTCCGCGCAATGTTGTCCGGAGGTTCACTCCCGTTTACGAAGCGGTTGAACATCACCCTGCTCTCCTTCCAACATCAGAATCCTTTCTAACCGCGTATTCTCGGCTGATTCCTCCGAATATTTGTTGTACCAATAATCAGTGTTGTTCTCAGCGGTTTCTAACTTCTCGCTAAGAGCAACAACCTCAGCGGAAAGCATAGAAATCAGTTTGTGAAGGTCTTTCTCAACCATTTTTCTCAGCTCCTTTTAAAAGCTTGATGTGCTTATCCATATCCAAAATCTGCTCGTTAAGATTAGCAAGTGCGCTGTTGTAACTCCATCTGACTTTCTGTTTTAACTCCAAAGGCAGGAATTGAGCGGTTTCGGTTTTGGAAAGCACCGTGCATCTTTCAATTTCGAGGGCAGACCGCTTTTTAACAAGCCTGCCCCTTTCTTCTTTAATGCTTTCAATCAAGCACCCGTTCATGGTTAATCACCCATAATGAATGACGGAATCGGCTTATGTAGGGCTTTGCAGAGAGCCACACATTTACCAATCCATACGTTAGGCTCGTCTGTGGGAGAACATTTTGCGGTTCCTTTGCGGGCTTTATGTGCTATCACAGTATCATCCAAAGGCCGATACCCCAATTTTGAATATCCTTTTTCGATAAGATAAGCATCAAAAATTTTGTCCGAATAAACATCCCTCGAAAATGCAACAGAGCCTTTAGATTCTTCATAGATTTCACGGATGGTGTCAAGAACAATGGTTTTCGCTCTCTCAACTTCCTCAGGTGTCCAGACGTGCTTGCCGCCAATATAGATTCTCCCGTTATTTTCTGGCTTGTAGCCTTCGAGGACGGCATACTCATGGTCAACAAGCGTTCCGTATTTCGCTCCTGATCTCGCTTGGATTCCGCAACTCCCAACGAAAGTGCATTTAAGAATATCCCCGTTTGAGTAGTTGTATCCTTCGTCTGTTGAGGCGTCTACAACCTTAAGGTATTCGCCTTTTTTGGCGCGTCTTTTGACTTCCTTCACGCCTCCAGTTTTCCTATCGTCGAAAGCCTTGATTGCTTCACCGATCTCTTTTCCTGTGAGAAGAGTGATGTTCTCGGCAAAAATACTGTTCGGTGCGAATCTATCCTGCGTGTCGTGCTCCCCGCGAATAACCTTGTAGGTAAACGGGCGTCCCCATCCACCATTTTCAGAAACGATCTTGATTATCTCGCCGTTTCTGTCATCTCCAATGTTTCCGACCTTGTAAATCTGCCCGACTGAGAATTTGGAAATTGGCTCAATGTTTTCGTTTTGAACCCAGCATTTGCTTACTCCGTCCGAACATCTGTAAGTACAGGTGCTGTCTGCTGGGTCAACTGCATCAATGGTCACAATCTCTCCTTTGCTAAACCACCGTTTGCCCGTAAACCTTACCCGATCTCCGACTTTAAAATTAGGCATTGACTTCTCCTTTTCTCCCGCTTATAATACGGGTATCAGTTATTTCTTTTGCGCCGTGAGACTGCTCCAACAGTCTTGCGGCTTTTCTCTTTCTCGCCACTTCATCCTTGTGGCGCTGGTACCAATTCCGTTGCGTAGCTTTGCATTTTTCAAGGTTGTTTTTGCGATAGTCCCGGCTACGCTGAATGGCTTGCTGATGGAGTTCTTCGCTTGCCAACACCTTCCCACGCTGTCTTAAATAAGCGTCGTGTGACTCTGCTTTTGGAAGGTATTCATCGATATCCTCGTCAACCTGAATTTCTTCGGTTTCGATAATCGTCAGCCAACCTTAATTCCGCCCGCCACTTTGCTTCTGCTTCGGGTGTCATAGGTACTCTGAGCATCCGTCACCACCCCCGTAACCGCTTGCTGTGCTGGTGCCGAAGAAGCTTGTCGCTTAAGGTTACTTCCCGCTCGTTCAACCCGCGCTCTAAGTCCTTTTGCTTGTTGATTTCCTCCGCTAAAGAATCGTGTTTTTCCTTCCAATCCGCGTATTTATTTGGACATGAGCCGTCGAATTTGCAGAAGGGCGATCTTCCGGTATCTTTAGTGCAGTTGAAGCACGGGCAGGAATGGTCAGTCGGAAGCACTTGCGTCTTGAACATGCACAGCGCCCCTTTCGCGGATAAGATAAGCGGCATAGAGAAGAAGTAAGGGAATCAGAACGTCGCCGTGCAACGGAGCATTAAAGTTAGCTAAAACTCCAGCTATAAGGGCTACATACCCCAAAATCACGAGCCAAGACCGTTTTATGTAGGATTTCATTTTCTGTTTTTCCTCTTTTTCTCTTTCTTTGGCTTCTCGAAGTACGATTGACATTCAAAAGCGGTTTTTAGATTGACAACGGTTCCGGTCGGCTCGTTCTGATCGTCCAACTGCTCGTAGATATCTCCGCGAACGTGCCGCATCTGAACCGGCTCCTGTTTCCAGTTGTAGACGGTAATTACTTCACCCATTTTGATTTCTCCTTTCAATCTTTAAAATCCATGCCACCAGTAGCCTCGGCAATGAACTTCATTTCCCTTATCTTTTCGGGAGATACCGAATCGGAATCTTCAAAGAAGCACGGTATGGTTTCGCTTTTTCCGTCCTTATACGAGACGTGCAGAACAGGTGTAGCCCAATAGGAACCCGTGATTCCCGCAACTTCGATTTCCTTCTCTTCTAACTCAACCATGAACATTCCGTTTTCAAAAATCGTCTCAGCCGTCCAGCTCCAATCTTCTTGCATCCCCAAGTCTGCGGAATCAATTTCCTGTTCCCTCGCCTTTATGTACTCTCGTGCCTTTAATGCGTCATAGTATTTCATTTTGATTTCTCCTTTAAAATTTCATTGTTTTGGCGTACTCAAGATCAACGTGCAAGAATCCGCAAGCGCCGAGATAGCTCAATCCCATAGGCAGCCTTCCGCGATTGACCTTGCAGATGTGGTTCGTAGCGCTATCCTGAGTCCAACCGGATTTCTTTGCGACTTCTTTCCGTGGACTAAATCTGGTCATAATTTCCGATCTCCTTTGTTTGATTTTGTGCCTCCTGCTCCGCTATGGTCAAAACCCCTAAGATGTTTTCAAAAGGCAGATAGCCGAGTGCAAGAAGCTGAGTCATTAGCACGCCGAGCATTGCCGCGAGTTCATCAGGGTCATTTGCATTGATGTCACAGATCACCGAATCGCTTGTGTTGAAGTACTCTAAACTGATCGTTGCCTTGTTTCCGGGTATCGCTGGAAATTGGAGCGCTTTCATAAGGAAACCAC